ATAACCAACAGGAACAAAGAAAATCAAATCAGATTGAGTAGTACCTGGAATAGATTGCGCAACACCAGTTTTATTCTCATACCGAGCAGTCCCTGCACGAGGAAAACCTTGAACATTGTTAAACCAACAATTCATAAAAACTCCATTAGATGAAGTAGCGGCAAAAGTAGAACCATTATTTGGAGCTAAAGTAGAACTTGTAAACATAATATTAGGTGTGTCCCAGGTAGAATATAATGACATAAATTGTACGTTAACATTAAATTTAATCGGAGTCATAGTTGGAGGTTTATAAACACTTAATTCAAAATCTTCTCCAGCTCTTTCGAATATATTCATAGTAATTTGAGGTTGAACACCTGTAGAATATGACAATCTAGTAAGAGCAAACAAATAAACGTAACTAACATCATAAGCCGCAGAATGACAATCCTGATTTACACGAATATCAGATGGAATACGACTCCATTTCTTAGTACCAAAATATGGAGCTTCATAAGAGGATGAAAAATTACCATCTGTAAAATTTAATTCCTGAAATTTGCTATTTCTCAAATAAGTTTCATCAATAGACGCTCCTGCTAAATTAGCTGCTGGAATTGTACCAATCATAAATTTTACATTATGCTTATCAGTCATAGAGACCAAAAAATCATACACTATACGTCCCTTATAATTCTGAAACAAACCAGATACTATTGCCAATGGAGTTAGATATCTAGCTCCAACAGCAACACCATCTGCTTCCTTATAATGTACAAAAGGTTTTAAAGGAACATTAGGCCATGAAGCTATCAAAGAAGGAACTCCTGTAGAAGTAAATGTAACTTTCTTAAATAAAGCTCTAACTTTACAAATTTTTGCAAAATCATCTTCTATAGGATAAGTATGGGATACCATAGCACTAGGATCAAGACCTAAAGAATTTATAGGCTGTTTAGTACCTATTGTAGTTGCAAATGAAGGAAGATAATTAGGTATAATAAAATTTCCAGGTGAAGGATCAACAGGAAAATCAGCATTACCATTAGTTGCATTATTCTTAACTATTTTATCCAATACAATATCACTTATTCCACAAGTCTCCTTACTCAAAGAAGAAATAGCAAGATCTTTC